CATTTAAATGTTGGCATTATCCACGCTGCGTTGTTCTAGTTTTTCTGCTGATTCTGCAATATCGACTGCAATTTCCATAATAAGCACTTTGTCGTTTTGTGCTAGTGCTGTTTCGTACATCTTTACAAGCGATTTAAGTATTAACAGTTCTTCAGCTAAGTTAATCATCGTGTCATCTTTTCTAGGTTGCGGTTGCTGGCCTGTTCTGTGCGCCAAGCATCAAAGCGCATTGTAGCGGCTGTAATCTGCCATTTTAGGGTTTCTGCGTTCTCGGTGGCCTTACCTATAGCCACGCATAAGTCTTGGTATTCTTGGCTTGAATAGGCTTCTCGCTCCTGACCGCCAAGGCTTTGCTCACTTGACTTTTTCATCATAATGGCCTTCAGGCTTGACTTGTAGGCTTCTAGCTGTGCCAGTTGCCCTTTAGCTTCAGCGTACTTTGGTGCGTGTGTATATATGTAATTAATTGCTTCGTGTGGATCGTATTCTGTCATTTTGTTTGCATCCATAATCCAATGCTTCCGATTGAATAGCCTAAAAATGCTACTGCTAGGCCCATGTTGTCCTTAAAAAACGAATCTATTGCCGTGCAAAAATAGATTACGCCTACCGTTGCTACTAACCATCCACTCATTTCCCCAACCTTTTTTTAATTAACATTTTGATTCGATTTTCTGTTTCTTTATTTTGGGCCAACAAGCGTACAACCTCATCCCATCCCCGTCTTTTGGCTACTCCGATGTACCAATCAACAAGGTAATCTTCATGCTTGTTCTTCAATTTGCTTTATCTTTTGGCTAATTCTTGCTCTCCATTGCTGCCAGCCCTCACCTGCATACGCTTGTACTCCTAATTCTTGGGCTTTTTTAATCGTTAGTTCTTCGCTGGAATACCAAGGCAATTCAGGCTTTTTGACCTTTTTAACTTCCATATCCAGTTCATCTTCCCAGCGACCTTGATTTAACCAAGTAGCTTGGTGCGGAATGTAGTCTTTTTCGGTCTGTTTTAGCTTCCAGTATTCCAAATGTGTAGGCAAAGCTAGGAACGCATCTTCTTGTTCTTGACGGGTTAGCCTGTCCCATGACTTCTCGGCAGCCCTGCGCCCTTGTTTGCGAGGATATAGGGCATAAAAATCAGCAAAGTTCATTTAACCACCTTACTTTTGTATCTTGGTATGTTGATCCGTTCAAAACAAGCAGTACATTTCCATCTATTTATCTTGCCAGCTTTAATCATCTTGCCGTAGTCTGCTGGGCGCATGACCTGACAGCTAGTGCAGTATCGTTTTTCAGTCATGCTTTAACTCGTCAAAGTTATAGAACCACTCGTCTTTGGCTGACCATTTAGCATGGTTTTCAACGCTGTAAACTTCGGTAGGTATTTTAAAATCAGGAGTTTTGAGTTCGGCTGGCACAAGTGAAACATCGTACCAAAGGCAACGGTTATTGGGCTGGCAAGCAAATTGACCGTTATCCAACTTAATAAAGTTGTACGACTTATGTTCCTCGACCCCCTCGCTAAAGGTTGTATCTAAACGATTACTGTCAGGATCAGCAAAATCGACTGTAAACAAGTAGTTGCCAAAGTGAAACTGCCTGTCCTTACCAAAGTATTTGACCTTCAGACCACGCAGATTAGACTTTTCAATTACCGCCATGTCGTAGGAAAGGCAGTCCCAAATCTGTAAATAGTCCAGCGGCAAAGGATCAACGACTTCTTTCCATACATAAGCACTAATTGGCAACTTATCGTACAAAGCACCGTAATTAGTTAGCATAGATTCAATGCGAAAGGCTTGTCCTTTAATGGCTTTGGTTGTCATCCAAACACAAGGCTCTAGTTCTCCGTGTCCTTTCTCATGGTTGTAAAGGTACTCTTTACGCACAAAGCATTTGACTGGGGGTATGTTAGCGACTAAAAATGTCATTTATTTGTCCAATACAGAAGTAGTGCGGCAAGCACCATAAGGGTTGCAAATAAAATAAACATACCTATTGCAAACACAATGACAAGAGTTTCTATCATATTGAGAGGGCGATCATTGCGCCAAGAATTGCACCAAGTATGCAAGCACCAAATAAATCTTTCATTATTTCACCTCAATATTGGCAAGTTCAGCAACCATCAAAAAGTCACGCTTTAAGGTGCGTAGGCTTGATTCTGAATAATCAGGTGCGTTAAGGTAATCGTACATAACAGCTTCAATTGCTTGGGCTGTTTCTAAAGTGCATTTAAGTGCTTCTTGAATCCATTTAATGTCGTTCATTTTGCTATCCTTTTCTATCTCACTCGTTATTGAGTAATGACAGGTTAAGCCATCTTAAGTAATGAATCAAGCGTTTTATGCAAACTTAGGGTTTTCCTTAGAAATATATTTACTTTTGTTGTTTTTTTGTCAGGATTGCAAGATTCAAGGGCATAGCTATCCCTACTATGAGGAATAGCTTGTCAGTCTTGCTGAGTTCTGAGGTGTATATATTGCTTCGATGTCTTTGTCGTGCCTAGGTCTGTCTTTATCACTCATCGGTCTATCCATACAGGACGGTTCTTCTTGCTATCCAAGCAATAACGGATAGAGAAGGCGCAAATGCGCTAGTAGTTTCTAGGGGTATTTACAGCCTTTACCGTAGCAACACCAATGAGTACGGGCTAGGCAGATATAGAAAAACCCTTTGGGACTGATCTATGGTGAAGTTGCTTAATAAATGCCTCTAAACCATTTACTAAACACACAGATCAGACCGAAAGGGTCTTGTGCTTAGAGGTAACTACAAAACAGACTTCACTCTGCCAGCACAGTATACCAACTTATTCCAACTCAGGCCAAATTAATTTATAAGTTTTAGGAAATAGGGTTTTTCTTGTAACTGCACCCATAGTTTTATCTTCAATCATGGCGGCTAACATAACTAATTTATCTTGCGGAATGTTGCTGTTTTGCCACATAGATACGGCAGCAACGGATGTTCCTACTAACTTGCTTATGCGAGTAGGGCCACCAAGTAATTTGATAATTGCTGTTGCGTTCATAGTTTAGTTATCTTAACTTATTTACAACACTTTTGCAAATAAACGCTTGACTATGTGTTTAAGTTATCTTAATATCTAAGTACGGTATGTGCCGTGATAACTACCCAATAGGGTGAGAAAGATTAAAAATGAGTGATTACGACCAGCAGTTAGCTGACCAAGTTCAGATGCAGTTTGAACTGGATGAAGTATTCAAAGACTTGGAAGATGGTGTACTTCTTACCAATCGTCAAATAGACTTATTACGCCATTGCTGCGGATATGTCGCACCTAAACGAAACAACCATGTAAATCCCGTCATTCGTGACATTGTGAACGACTTTGGTCAAATTTTTGGAGCAAACAAATGATTATTACTGATACGCAAAAAGACTTTAAGATTGCCCCTGCTGGCTTACATATGGCACGGCTATACAGCATTATTGACTTGGGCCACCAAGCTACCGAATGGGCTGGCGAAACCAAAATCATGCACAAGGTTGTGTTTACTTGGGAATTGCACGGTGACGATGATGCAGGGCTTCCGCTAAAAACAGACGATGGTAAGCCTTTAATCGTGTCCAAGCGATATACCGTCAGTTTAGGCGATCAAGCACGATTACGGCAAGATTTAGAAAGCTGGTCAAACAAAAAGATGACTGCGGAAGATCGTAAGAACTTTGACCTTAAAGGCTTGCTTGGTAAGTTCTGCATGGTCAACATCACGCATAGTGAAGATGGCAAGTACGCTAACATCAGCGGCATCAGCCCAGTTCCTAGCGCATTGCGTAACGCCCAGCCCGAGGGAATCAATCCTACTAATCATTTTTGGTTGGCTGAGTTTGACCAGTCTAAGTACGATGCGTTGCCAAAGTATTACAAAGAAAAGATTGCAGAAAGTAGTGAGTGGCGTGGGCAAAAACAGCGTGAAGCTGAGAAGCCTACGCTTGTAGATGATGACTTATCTTCCATTCCGTTCTGATTATGATAGTTAAAGAAAAGGTGACAGAAAATGGTCATTGGTACACCAAAGACGGCACTCCAGCCTATACAACCATCGGCAAGACTGGGGAAAGAGCCACAACGCTCCGTGACGCACGGAAACTCGGACTTCTGCCAAGTGTTACAACAATTAACGGAATGTTATCGAAAGCAGGGCTTGATACATGGAAACAACAACAAGTCCTCTTAGCCGCTTTAACCTTACCTAGATTGCCTGACGAACCTGAAAGCGACTGGTTATCCCGTGTAATGCAGGATAGCAAAGCTACAGGCCGTGATGCTGCGGAACGGGGTACGGCTATCCATGCGGTGATTGAAGCGTATTTTGATCAGGTGTATATGCCTGAAAAGCCACCGTACTTAGATGCGGTTAGCAAAGCCTTGCTGGATGCGTTTGGAAACCAGCTATGGCTGCCTGAGAAGTCGTTTGGGCATCCGTTAGGGTTTGGTGGCAAATGCGATCTAATGGCTAAACCAGTCAACGGTGAGGGTGGTGGATTTATTGTTGATTTCAAGACCAAAGAAACCGACCTTACCAAGGTTGATGTGTATTTTGAACATGAGATGCAGCTTGCAGCTTACCGTGAAGGCCTAGGCGTTCCGACTGCTAGATGCGCCATAGTGTTTGTCAATGCGCTTACCAATCAGGTCAAGTTAATTGAAATTGAGCAGGATCGGCTTCAAAAAGGCTGGGAGTGCTTTGAACACTTGCTGCGTGTGTATCAGATTAAGAACGGAATATAATGGTAGTTCCTTCACGGGAACGGGGGAAAGCAGGTACGCTTCGCATAACGGACTGTGAGTACCCCAACTATTTTGTTGCTTTTACGCAAAATAACGCTTGACGAATTAAGTTAACTTAATTATTGTGTAATTACTCCAATTGGGAGTGAAAAAGAAAGGAATAGATTATGTATGTTTTATCACTTTATGTAGGCGATACCTACTTAGATGTACATGGCGGCATTGATAAAGACGAACCCGATATAGGTATTGTGGGCGGTGTCGATATAGACGATGTTTTTATAGCCAATACCGAAATCAGCGTATTAGAGATGATCCATAGCCTTGGCTGGGATAAGTTCAACGACAGCGTTCAAGCTGCATATCAAACAAAGGATCACGCATGAAAAACTTACTGTTATTAACCCCATTGCTATTTGCAGCGTGTACATCATACACACCGCCCAATGTCAGCCTAGAAACTGATAAACAAGCGCATCACATGACTAGGGCGCAGGTCATTCTAGGCATTAACGAGTGCGAATCAGCAGGTACACGACCAGTCATTATTACGGCCAAACGCAGGATTAACGGTGTTACTACCGATGTGCCAGTAGAAGTTACCTGCAACCCTCGATACCGTATTTACTCAAACTAATATGAAACACATTATTTTGGGGCTTTTATTAGGGATAGCTTTTAGTATTTTTTTTTTCGTGGCTAACTATTTAATGGTATGAAATATAAGCAATTTGACCAGCGGCTACATGATGCGTGTGATCCACCTGCTCGTAATGCGGTCGCTGGCTGGCTTAAAACGGTTCACCATGTCGATGCCTTACCCAACCCTGATAAATACGCTGTAGACCTTGTATTTAGCAAGAATGGGCAAGAAATCTGGTTTGGGGAAGTAGAGGTACGGGATTGGGGCATGGATTTCTGCCCTTACGACACAATCCACATTGCGCAGCGCAAGGAAAAGCTGTTTACCAACCCTCGTACCACGATGTATGTGGTGACTAGAAGCCTAACCCATGCCTACTGGAT